ACTCCAAAGGGGGATTGCTCCCCCACGTTAGATTATTTAGCAAGTAAGTAACCTTTAGTATCACCTGCCAAGTTTTGTACTTCTTCACCTTTAAGAACTTCAAGCAATGCTGCTTTAGCTTCCGGTGATTTAAGTAATTCAATTACTGTAGTTTTGAAATCAGGTAATGCTTTGATTTCAGTCCAGTATTCAGTTGCTGATTTAGGTGCATCCACAAATTTAGCTAAGTCTGCTTCAAGAATATCACCATTAGATAACGTTAATTTTAATTTGTTATCTTCAGTTAATTCAGCACTTTGTAATTTCACATCAATAGCTTGAGCTGGTAATGGTAATTCTTCAGTAGTGTCATCTGATTTGGTAACTTTAACTTTGTTATCAACGATTTCTACTTTGGTAATTACAACTTTAGCTTCAGGTAAAGCAACTTCACCTTTTAAACCAGTTTCAGTACGTTCAAATTTAACGTTACCTTCGTTGTTAATTTTAACTTCAAATACATTGTTTACTACTTCAGTTGTTTGACCTACTTCAGATTTTTCCATGAATTGAATAACAGCCATTTTATTTTTCCTCTATATGGGTTGTTTAAGTTAAGTAGCCCTAATGGGCTACGGGTTTATTTACAGGTGATCGCCTACCGGAGTAAAAGTTGTAACTGGGTAAGCTTTAAATCTTACAGTACCAGCAAAGTTTTGAACATCTACTAATTCGTCTTTACGAACGAATGCAGTAGTATCTACTTTATCACCTGCAGGTGTATCTTCTAACGCTTTAACACGTGCAGCTAACGCAGAATCATCGTACACAGTATCTTTATCTGCTTTATTTTCTAAAGCGGTAATACGCTCTTCTAAAGTAGCAGGGTCAAATACGGTATCTTTATCCTCTTTAGCTTCTAATGCAGCAAGACGCTCATTAATAGCTGTTGGGTCAAAGACAGTGTCCTTATCTTCTTTGTTTTGAAGAGCTTCAATTAGATTACGGATAGCGGTATCGTCATATACTGTATCTTTATCTTCCTTACCTTCAAGAGCTGCGATACGACCAATTAAAGACTCAGGGTCAAAGATTGTATCTTTGTCTTCTTTGGTTTCTAACGCTTCAATGCGTTTAACCAGAGCAGAGTCATCATATACAGTGTCTTTGTCTCCTTTCGCTGCAACTTCTTCTACTTTAGTTTTTAATGCTTCTAAAGCTTTAGAAAGTTCTTCTACTTTTGCAGTATCTGCATCAGTTTTAGCTTTACCTAAAGATTCATCTACAACATCCATCGGTGCTTTTAAGTAAGTACAGTTATCAAATGTAACAATTACTTCTTTACCTACTGCAGTAATAGATTCAATCTTGAATGTAGGGCAGCAAGGGTTCTTAGCTTTTTCAGCTTTCTCAGCTTCCAAAACTTTAATTTTTTCGAGAGCTTCTTCTAATTGCTTTTGGCAATTAGCTTGTACTCTACGTTCTGCACTTCGGTTATCGAAATGCACAGTTTTATCACATGGATTGCAACAAGACATACCATCCCCTATTTTTGTTTAATTTGACGCACAACTAAACCAACTAAACCTAAACCAGTAATGAACCAATGTTTCCACTGTTCAGGTAGTAAGTCAGCTACCGCTTGTACATTCGCATCAAGGACTGGGGTAATAGCTACACCAGCTAATACCCAGTTAGACCAAGAACGAATAGCATCTTTAAATTTATAAAATTGCATTATAATTTCCATCCTGTATGTGTATGAGCCACTGGATTACGATACCAAGTACGTCCAAATGCACCAGCACGTTCTAATGAGAATTTACCTGCCCAATTATTATTACGGTCACCAAATCTTAATTTAGCATCTTTAGTATTCACAATAACATTAGGAATACCATATTGGTTTGCTTGTAAATATGGATTTGCAATCACAGGTGGATTATGCGAATCATTTAAAGATTTAACAGTACCACCATTAGTGTATACACCTTCTAATCCTTGAGGCCAATTTGGTTTTGGATTAAAGTCTACTGTATTTGTAGATTTAGGTTTATATAACCATTTATCTGTAAACACAATATTATAGTTTTCACCATTAATATTAATTGCAGGTTGTGCAACAAATCCTAATAATCTTGGGTAACCTCGACGTGTATCTACTGTATCTCGTTCAGAGATATAGATAGGATCAGTCATAGTAAATTCACGGTCTCTAAGCTGGTCAATTAATACGGTAAATGTTTCTACATTACCGCCCGGTAATTGTTTATGATATTTTAATAAATAATCATCTTGAGGTGCTACAGGTGCTAATGTATCAGCTCTTACAAGAGTAGGGCGAATTGTATAAGTATTTGTAACATCATCATAAAAACCAGTACAACCAATTTCATCAAAGTATGCTGTAGATGGTACTCGTTTTGTTCCATTCTCAAAATTTAAAATATCATTAGCCTTAATTAGACTAATTGTATAGTTACCGGTAGGGTAATTACGCCATTCATCTCGGATAGCATTAGATGGAACGTCTGGACTTGGTTCAGGAGCTGGAGTAGAGTCTTTACAACATACATCTAAACGAGCTTTTAATTTAGCAAGTTCATCTTGTAAAGCAGCAATACCTTGTGCATTACCTTGTACTTTATTAGTCAAGTCTTGTACTTGAGAATTTAAAGCTTGAAGTAATTTACCTTGTAATGGTAAAGCAGTTACACGTTGCCATTTAGTCCAAACACCTGCATTGTACATACCAGAGTTAATATCTACTTCATATGGATTTAAATTACCTTGGGTATCCATACCAGCAGAGTATGCACGAGTGTACATAGCTACTTTAGTAGTACCTTCTTCATTACTTGGGTATTCATCTACAACTACTTGAATAACTTCAGTAGGACTTGCAAATTGATAACCAGTAAAGTCAGCATTTTGGTCTTTATACTCAGCATGAGTATTAGCTGCATCAACTTCTTCTTTAGTACCAACTAAACCATCAGTCATTGCACTTGGGAAACCAACAGTAAATTTATCACCTTCACCGTGACGGTTAATCTTACCATAGAATGTAGTTAAACCTAATTTACGTAATGCTGGGGTATCAGCAAGAGTATTTAAGTTTTTGTTAGTTACATCTTGGATTTGAGGTTTAAGGAATAACTCATTGTTACCATTGAAACCAAAATCAGCTTCAGCAACTTTTAAATTTAAAGGTTTTTCTTTAGTACCATTGCCAGATACACCTTGACCTACATATACTTCTGCACCTTTTTCTTTAAGTTCTTTGAACTTGTTATCAGTAGCAGTATTTGCAGTATTGATTGCATCTTCTTTAGCTTTTTCGATTGGTTTATCAATGTTTTCAGCTTTCCATTCCTCACCAACTTTAAGCTTACCATCTTCACCAACAGTTAAAGATTTGCCATCAGTTACATCAGCTAATTTAACTTTAAGTTTGCCTTCAGGGGTAACTTCTAAACCAGCACCTTGTTGAACCAAGTCATGTAAATCAATTTCCCATTTCTCAGTTTTTTCATTGAAACGAAAACCTTTTTGTTGGTCTAGGTCTTTCTCTGCTACAAACTTAGGAAGTTCTAATGTACTGCCATCAGCATTAGTAATTGATAAAGAACCATCTTTATTTTTGATGATATGACCAAAGCGTGACATTGGAATACGAATATCTTGACCATTAAATAATGATAAAGTTAATTCAAATAAACCAGTATCCGGATTAGCAGTAATAGCAAAACCAGTAACACCTTTAAGGTTAGCAATAGCTTTCTCAAGGGCATCATCTTTGTCTTGTAAAGCTTTAAGGTCTTTACTGTATTCACAGTAAGTCACTAAACGACACCAACCATTTTCTTCATTTGGGAATTTAGCAACTTCACAATCTGTAGGAATTGCACATGGATTACATGGGTCAGTTGTTACTTCATGTTTAGATGCTTCAATTTCTTTAGTAGAAATCCATAAAGCACCATCATATTGAGCCAAAGCACCTAACGGATAATTTTGATAAGGACTAAACTCTGCAACACCTTGTTGGAATAAATAAGTTAAGTTAGCACTTAAATATTTCAACACTGAATTAAGGTCACGAGGTTGTAAATCACCTTCTAGAGATTCAATACCATATTCAAAGTTATCATTTGCAATAGACTCAACGTCTTTGGCTAAAAGATTTGTACCAAAACGAACTGCTAAATGTTTAGAGTCCATCGCTTTGTTGGCAAATGTTTTAACCATTTTAGGACGACTTAAGTAGTTTGTAGTCATAATTAAAATGCCTTAATAATTTGTTTATGTGTAGCGGAAATACTTGCTGGCTGAGAATTCACAGCTTTGATTAGCAAGCGAACGGCAAGATGTCTTGGAGCTGTTTCGTTTCCATCTCCGAGAACAACTTGGTACATCGTTTTGTTTTGTACATCCTGATGAACACCGGCACGGTTTGCAAGCATGACAAATGGAGATTCGGATGGACTTCGGCTCACATTGTTTGCGTTCACAGGTGCAACTGTTTCTTTCGATTCTGCACATCTGTTATATCCTAATGGATTAAGAGTATTACTTGCATCTACTACTACTGGTGCGAACTGTACAGTTTGGGTACGAGTACTGTCGGTAGTATAAGTACCAACTTGTTTACCATAACCTAAGAAGAATCCTGCAGATTCAAACATAGGAAGTGAATGTGTACGTAAAGCTTCGAGCCATGCAGTTTTACTATCACCTAATGGTAATTGGTTCACCATATCAGTTAAGACTTTCAACAATTCAGGGTATTTGCTGAGTAATCCATAATTGGTAGTCCATTCAATATATCCTGCGGGAATATTTCCAGTAGAAGATAAGAGAGGAAGTACAGTACCAACAGGTAGATTATCAGTCCCAGAATTAGTTCCAGTAAACTGTTTTGTACCCAATGCTTTATAAAGTTCGGGGTAAATAGTAGGATTAAATGTTTTACCTTCAACATAGTCAATATATCCATCTAATTCAGTAGTAACAGGTACAGTTAAAATTGTACCAATAGGGTTACCATCTGTTTTGCTGGTACATGAACCATTGTTTTGAGGTTCAACAGCGATTTTAGCCCAATGAGATGCTTGTGACACATGGGTCACATTGTCATCTGTCTTAGAAATATAAAGAGAACCATCAAATGTTACTACTGCACCTTTAGGATAAGCAACATTCAAAGAGAACTCAGGCACACCCATAGCAAAGGAATAATTCAATAATTCGGTAACGTAGTTAATTGCACCATTGAAAATTTCCGGAGTAACTTTAGTGATACCTTTTTCATATCCAACCATGTTGTTACGATAGAAGCCTAAAGAACCACTACGGAAAGCTTTTCCCGTAGTATCATGGAGTGAACCAAAAGCACTATCTTTAGCGAAAATAGGTACATTACCTAAAAGACGTTTAGACATTGCAGCCTCCGTCACATGATTCAGGGTCAGTATTTACAACAACATCTGTTGAGTTTTCTTTCAAAGCAGTAAATACATTTGAAACTTTACGGTATTCTAGACGATTACGGTTACCGGTCTCGTCATTACCATATTTTTCAGAAGCAGTAATTGCTTTAAGAGCTTTCGTAAAATCTTCTTCTGACTTAGTTCCTAACCAAATATTGACAGCATCTGAAGCTTCTAAATGAACCAAACGAATATGGAATGCTTCTTGACCTTCAATAAATTCTTTTACTTTAGGAATATTAGCATCAATATAAGTTTTCCATTCAGCTACTTCTTCAACCATTTGTGATAATTGGTTTATATAACCATTACCCGTAATAGTTAATTGAGCCATCTGTTCTTCAATGATACGTTTAAGACCACATTTGTATTGAACGTATAAGTCTTCTAAGTATTTAACTTTACTATCAAGTAAAGCAAGAACATCTTTATAGTTAGTTTCAAAGAACTCTAACTTGTTATTAACACAAGCCATTTCATCAGTGAATTGTGTTAAACGTGGGGCTAGGTCTTGAACCAAAGGCAATTCATTATGCACTGTAACAATATTATTTAGATTCTGTGCAACAGCAACAATATCGCCTAAGTACTTTTGAATACCTTGAATAGCTAACACATTATTACCCAAACCTTTTAGAATAGGTAGATTCTGTGCTAACGTTTGTAGTAAGCCAAGATTGTAATGAACTTGGTTCACTATATCAAAAGAAGATTGTGGAAAGTAATGCTCAACCAATCGTGTTGGATTTGTAAGACCCATAGGTCTATTGTCAGAGAAGTTATGTTCATTACGAAACATTACAACCATCCTCCACTTAAAGGTTTAATATTAATACCAGCCATAGGTTTATAGCCGATACCTTCCATTTTTAATTCTTCCACTTGTGTTTTAAACTTACCAAACAATGAATTTGATAACTGTTTGTTATCATCTCCATGTGTAAACATATAAATTAAAGAAGCTACGTAAGTCTGTAAAGCACCCTCGAAGGAAGATGGAATGGATACTTCAACAGATTCCGGATTAGCATTTAATGGAATACGTTTATGTTTAGCACGATATAAAACGGTTAGATATTTGTAACGTTGTACAGTGAGTTCAGGTACTTGAATACAGTTATACTCAGGGGTACTAACACCATAATACGTTAGAGGGTCATTAATACTTAATGCTGTACCATCTTCAGTGAATACTGCTTGTACCTGTAATACGTCATTTTCATACGGATTAGCAGGTGTATCAGCAATGTATTTTAAAGATGCGTCAGGATTTGTATCAGCGTAATCTCTATCTAAATAATACCGAGAGATATTCGGATGTAACCGCAATACCAACTGGTTTTCTTTTAAGGGGAAGACTGAATAGAAGTAATCTAATGCTTGGTTTAATGCATTGATTACTTTTGGATAATACTTTGGTTGAATTTCAAAGCCACCTAACTCAACGAGTTTGGAACCTTCTAATTCACCTAAAGCTATATTTTGTAAAAATTCACTAAGTTTCATGATAATACCTATGCTAAATAAACGTGACTATTATGTTCTTGCTCTAGCGTAGAAGTATCATTGAAGTATGGGCTATAACGGCTCATTACTTGTGAACTATTACGGGGATTGTAAGCATTTTTAGTAGGATAGACTACATACATCTGGTCAAATTGAGAAATCATATCTAATGCATCATCATGCACCGATTTGATACCATCAATAGTTACTGTACTCAATTCCTCTAAAATTTCCTGTATTAGCATACTTTCTTTTAATTCTTCTGGCAAGAAAATCTTTTTCTGTTTGAAGAACGGTTCAGTTAAGCGAAATCTATCCATTTTATTAGTTCTAACAGCGATACCTTGCTTATTGGTTCCCTTACCTTTTGCAATACTAAAGTACGTATTACGTCTAAGCATTTCACTCTCCAATAACGAAATAAAACCACCTTGCTGCCCAGTGACTTCTATACCGGCAGACATTGGTTGATACTTCCGAACCAATTCAAATATTTTATCGAAGGTATCACTCATTAGGAATCGACCTAAGTATCCATCAACTAAATATCTATTTTGGTTATAGTCAACTGCCCAAACACCTAATACCGTATAATCTGCTTTACGATGCGTAGATGTAGCAAAGTCAGAGGTAATATAAAAGTTATAATTCTCTTTCTTCTCTAATACTTCTGCACGACTAAACCATTGAATATCTTCGTCTGCTATTACTCGGTCTTCATCTGACGTAATACGTAACATTAATTCTTGGTTAAATGCTTTCACTTTACCTAATTTAACAGCATTATCATATTTCTCTTTAACCATTTTGTAAGAGAAACGTTCTTCCCATGCACCATCGAAGTCTTCTTCTTTACAAGGGAATTGACTACAAATAGGATATACGTTTGAGTACCAAGCACCCGATTCAATCGCTTCATATAATGGGTCAGATTTATTAAATGGTGTACCATTAAAGATAATTTTATTACGCATTGGATTCAATGCATTATCAATATCTTTATAGATAGTATCTTTAATCTTATCTAATTGTAACTTACTATTAGCATCTTCATTCGACACAACATCATCAATAATCGCTAAGACAGGACGGTCACCATTACGTTTAAAACCACGAATACCAGACTTAGCACCAAACATTTTTACATAAGTTTCTTTGCCATCTTTATTCTTGAACCATAACTCAGTATCAGTAAACTTAGCTTCTGGTACATATTCTTTTAAAAAAGCACTATGTTCATAACGAGCTTCAACGTTTTGTCTAAATGATTTACATCCAGATTCCATTGAATCACCAACAAACATGATTACATTACATAAACCAAAGTTAGGTAACGTGTTAAATACAGCCAAATACAATGTAATAAACTCAGCAAACACAGATGTCTTCGCAGCACCACGAAAACATAAGTTAGCAATACGAGAATGTCTTGTACTAAAGCTATCTGCCATTTTGTAATGCATTGGCGGAGATAATTGAATATCTTCTTTACCAGCATTCACCATCTTAATGAAGTTCATATACTGAATAGCGAAATCACTTGGGTGATAGTTCATCGCCATATCACGATAATCAACTTCCTTAAGGTATTCTTCTACCGTTTTAGTCATCTTCTGTTACCTCAATAATGGTAGCTTCACGAATGTCTTTAAGAGAGTAACGACCTTCTCTTAACATCTCTGATTGCTTACCGGATAATGAACCAAGAGCTTCAGCTAACTGTTCAATAGCACCAGAACCCTGTACATCAACCTTCAATTCTGCCTGTTTAACTTCAGGTGTCTTCAGATGGGTCATTAAACTATTCGCAGCATCACTTCTTACTTTAGGACTAATACTATCATCTAACATCAGTTCTGACTGTACTTTAACAGCTTGATGGAATATATCTTGGAACATGATATGGGTAGGTACAACTAACTTAGCCATTACCTCAACCACAGTCTTATTCTTAGAATAAATACTTGCATATTGATACAAATGACTGTTAGGAACCTTATCCCGCTCCATACGTCTAATTCTATCAGGGAAAGTCAAAGCATAAGCTCTTACATCCGTATTCCCAGCTAACTTAAACGTAGCAAACTTACATGCATTCACGTAGTCAGCAAAGCTTACACGTGACTTACTATTCTTAAGAATATCAATAAAACTAAGGCAATTATCTCTAAATTCCTTAGCCATCACATAATCCATATCCTCAGTTGCAGTATTCAGTATCTCTGCTGCCTGCTCTAATACCTTCCCTGCAACCTTAACTGGATAGAGAATCTTAAGCTCTTCCACTGTCACCTTCTCTAACTCAGGAACAGCATAAACCTCTTCAAAGTCCACTGGTTGATTCAAATCCAACCCTAACTCTTGTTTATGCTTCCCAGTTAAAGCTCTATTGGCTTTCTCTTGCAATCTTTCAGGACTATCAGTACTTGAACCAAGAGAACTCATTAAATCTGTTACAGCCATTCTATACTCCTATTCTAAACCTATAACAAAAAACGAGCCTATCATAAACCAATAGAACCAGAACAATCAACAGTATTACCCCCTGAACGGGGGTAAATATACACTTTTGGTTCTCTGTTTGGATTATTCCCTTGCTTAATTGAACCAAGAGAGTTAATATACTCCTGCGTTTAGACAGACGTAAATATCCATAAAATTCTTAAATTTCTCGATTTGCCTCTTTACTTAGTCAGTATTGAGGCTTTTTTTTT